TCGCCCTGTCTGTTTATAATGTACATATACGATTAATACTTTAATGCAACTAAGACCACATCAACTTAAAGCTGTACAAGCAATGTTTCGTCACACTAAAGGACAAATCATAGTTCCTACTGGTGGTGGTAAGACAATGTGCATGATTAATGATGCTGAACAAAGATTTAGGTCAACATCTGTTCGTGCTATTGTTGTTGTTGCTCCTCGTATTTTACTTGCAAATCAATTATCAGCAGAGTTCTTAGAGCATATTACTGATGTTGATGTGATTCATGTTCATAGTGGAGAGACACATCACAACAGCACAACTAAGACCGACCAACTTGAGTATTGGTATCACAACAGCACAGAGAATATTCTAATCTTTACAACATATCATTCACTACACAAGATACAAGAATCACTTGATATTGAAGTTGATACTATCTATTTTGATGAGGCACATAATTCAGTTCAGAAGAATTTTTTCCCTGCTACTGAACACTTCTCTCATCTTGCTGAAAGATGTTACTTCTTCACTGCTACACCAAAGCATAGTCGTTCGCCTGTCAAGGCGGGTATGAACTGGCCAGAGTATGGTCAAGTGATATGTCAAGTGCCTGCTCCACAGTTGGTCAAAGAAGGTTACATACTACCACCTAAAGTAGAAGTTTATCAATCAAGAATATTACAAAAAGATGAGTTAGTTGCTGATCGTGATTGTGAACAAATGATTGACTCGATTGACAATATATGCAAAGATAAAGTATTGATATGTGCTAAGTCAACTAAACAAATCATTGCTCTATTATCTCAAACTGATTTTATTCAAGAGTTAGCAGATCGTGGTTATTCATGGTTGACTATCACATCTAAAACTGGCGCTATCGTAGATGGCGAGAAGGTTGATAGAGAAGAGTTCTTTAATACTCTTAATGCTTGGGGAAAAGATACAACTAAAAAGTTTGTTGTATTACATCATAGTATTCTATCTGAGGGTATCAATGTCAATGGATTGGAAGCAGTTCTATTTCTAAGAAGTATGGACTACATAGGTATAAGTCAAACTATTGGTCGTGTGATACGTCTAGGAGGCGCCACAAAGACGTTTGGTTTAGTTTGCATACCTGTCTATAGCAAAGTTGGAATTACCACTGCTCGCAAAGTTGAAGCAGTTGTTGATACTGTATTCAACAAAGGCGAACCAGCAATTTCAATCGTAAACAATTAATTAAATGAAATTATTAATTGCTGGTAGAATTACTGGCTCTTGCTTGATTATTGTTGCATATTTTGTTATACTACATATATCAACACTCTATGGTGCAATTATTCACGTTATTGCTGATGTTATTTGTATGCCTTTTTACATCAAATATAAACAATATGATGTTGTAATTATGTTATGTTTTCTAGCGACAATAGCAATTAGTAAAATTACTATCTTACTACAATGAAAGATCAAGCCTCAGTTGGGGAAGAAACACCAGCTATCAAATATGATAGAGCATTATCTCTATTCACAGAGTCAGTTATGAAACCTGACCACGATTTGCGTGGTTGCGCTCATAATCAAGGTTGTTATGAACAACTCATGGAAATAAGACAACACGTTTTAGATTATCTTAAAACTTTAAAAGAAGTTACACATCATACAAATGCTGATGAGAGCGACGAGTTAGAAACACAGAAATTAATTGAAACTAAAAAGGTTTATACTGAGAAGGAATATTGGGAAGGCAAAGTACCAGACTCATCATTTGAAGGTTACTTACAAATGTATGGTTATGAGTACACACCTATGCCAGAAAAGAAAGTGTCACAAAGGGCTCGCCATTCTGACTTAGATGCTCTATAATAAAGGATAGGGAAACAAAATTAAGGTGTTTATGGTTTATCCTAGGCTAACAACTTAATGGTAGTTAAAATCAAGTGCGTACCAAACTACCGCCTTTTATTTTTGTTTCTCGCACCCTATTATACATAATCATGGACAAAGCCAAAGAAGAGTGTATTACTCAAATTGAGAACCACTACTGTCAGAGATTAACTGAATTAGTAGATTTAAAAATGTTTGATGAAGCACACGCTATCTTTGAGGAATTTTCACTTGGCGATGATGAATCATATCAATGGTTCTTTATCCAACTTTTAGAAGATACAACAAACGAATGAAAACTGCATTGATTACTGGTGGTGCTGGATTTATAGCACACCACTTGATTGCCCGTATTCTAACTCAAACAGATTGGAATATAGTTACACTTGATAGACTTGACTATAGTGGCAATCTTAATCGCTTGAATGACATACTACAGTATGAATGTACACCGAATGAGAGAAAGAGAGTCAAGGTAGTTTGGCATGATTTGAAGGCAGAATTAAATCCACTCGTAAGACGTGAGATTGGTAAGGTAGATTATATTTTACATCTTGCTGCTGGCTCTCATGTAGATAGAAGTATTGATTATCCAATGGAATTTGTGATGGATAATGTAGTGGGAACTTGTAATATATTAGACTTCGCTAGGTCACTTGACCACCTAGAAAGATTCTTATATTTTAGTACTGATGAGGTATTTGGGCCAGCTCCTGATGGTATCAAGTATGAAGAGAATGATAGATATAATTCTACAAATCCATATAGTGCTACCAAGGCAGGCGGAGAAGAGTTAGCAGTTGCCTATGAGAATACATATCAACTACCAGTTTATATAACTCATACTATGAATGTATTTGGCGAGAGACAACACCCTGAGAAGTTTATACCTATGTGTATTCGTAAGATACGAGATAATGAGAAGGTCACTATCCATAGTGACAAAACTAAAACTGTGCCTGGCTCGAGACACTATATACACGCTGATGATGTTGCGAGTGCTGTGCTATTCTTATTGAATTATAAAGGTAAGTTTAACTCTACATGGGGCAATGCAAAATGCCCTAAGTTTAATGTTGTAGGTGCTGAAGAGTTAGATAATCTAAAACTCGCCCAGATAATTGCTCAAGCACAAGATAAGAAATTAAAATATGAAATGGTTGACTTTCATTCATCGAGGCCAGGCCATGACTTACGTTATGCACTAGACGGCAGTAAAATGCGAGATTTAGGGTGGACACCTGATGCTACTGTAGTTGAGAGACTACGAGACGTTACAAAGTGGACACTACAAAATGAGCGTTGGTTATAATCCACAAGTCAACGATTATGTAATATGGACTACAGAGTTAGGTCAAGTCCATAAAGGTTGGGTGTATTTTGTTGCTGATAAATCAGAAAAGAAAAAAGGTTGGCAAACGCCTGCGAGATATATCTCTATCGAGATTGCTACCAAACCTAGAAAGCAATGTGACTTGACTACATTCTTACATAAACGTATTCATGTATGCCTATGTTGTTTCGAGCAAAATTGGAATGAATTAGAATTAATCAAAAAAAGAAAGAGTAAATATGATGACACTATAATATGGGAATCGAACATGACAATGTATTAGTGTGCCAGTTTTATTAGTGTCTATCTTTTATTGATTTGTGAATTTGATGAACTAATATAGAGTCATAAATCAATGGAGCAATTTATGGCGTATTGTGATTCATGTGGAAATTTTGATGATTTTTTATCTTTTGAGAAAAAAGATGAAAATGACCCAGATTATCAACCAGATTTATATTACTATTGGGATAGTCCAATAGAAGAGGATTACGATTGGCGTGATGCTCTACCGAATGCTGATTGTTTATGTGAGATTTGTTTTGACATACTCAATTCAGAGAAAAAAATTAAATGGGTGTGCCAATAATATTAGTGTCACATCAAAGGTAGATTACTCAACTCTACCGATTATAATATAAACATACCACCAAAGGAGATTTATGCCACTCTACACTTCCTATTCTGAAGAGACACAAACTCAAATCGAAGAGTTCCTAGAGAATACATTCGGTTGGGACGAAGATGAACTTGTTGATTTTGTTGAAAGATTCGGCGAAACATATTTTTTAACTTATTTTGAAGAGTATGCCGATATGGTAGATGATATGGGTAATGCTGTAGTAGAAGCATTTCTAGAGAATTTTGATATTGATTGTATCTCAAGTTGCCGTGATGCCTATATGGGTTGTTATGAAAGTGGCGCTGAGTTTGCCCAACAAATAGCAGAGGATTGCGGCGATGTTCCTAGAGATATGCCAAGTTGGATAGAGATAGATTGGAAAGCAAGTTGGGATAACCTAGACTATGATTATGTAGAGTCTGACAATGGACATATCTTTAGTCAAAACTTTTAAACCACTTAAAAAAGTGGCACACTATCGGTGGATTACTTCTATCCACCGATTATAATTAAGTACATAAGGGGCATTTATCAAGAGAACCATTATTGGTATTCCTTAAACAGATGTAAGTCCCCATTTATTTTTCCTCTTTATTATGAACTTAGGTACAACATCAACCGAACTCAATGATATGTTAACAGACTTTGTTAATTATGTCTATTCATTCTACGGCGACAAAAAAGAGGCATTATATCCTCTATTCAATGTCGATACAGACAAACAAGTTGATAAAACAGACATTCTCGGTGCTGTCTATGATTATCTACATGAGATAACTAGACGTAATGATGATTACTTTACTTGGGGCGATGGCGACTCACTTGATAGAGAAAGAGTTAGAGACATACTTGTTATCAAGTATGGCTATGACAAAACATTCTACGGCGGTTCAGTTCTATGGGAGGATTTCGCAAATGAAAACTA